CTCGTGTGAAAAGTTACGTTTATATTCACGGGAAGCACCGGCAGCCGCTGACCGGCCTGTCCGAACTGGACCTATCGTACTGGTGCTACCGAACTAAGACAAAACTCCTATATCTCTGGCTGGCATTCCTGGAAAACCAGAGCCTCCCCAAAGTCGTCGTCTACGGCCAGGACCAGCGCGAGGCAAACGCTCACGCCGAAGACATCGCATCCATGCGGACGAGCGGTGTCGTCGGATTCCAGCGCCCGCCCGGCAACGCCAAGACCTTCGAACTGCTCCAGAGCGACGGAAAGGGCGCCGGCGCGTTCCAGGACGCCCTCACGTTCCTCGAAACCTGGCAGACGTCATCCGTCCTCGCCGGGTTCATGGGCCTGTCATCCCTCGCCAGCCTCGGCCGCGGTTCCCTCGCCCTGTCCCAGGACCAGTCCAGCTTCTACCTCAAGTCCCGCCAGGCCGTCAGCGCGGAGATGACCGAAAGCTTCACCCACGGCGTCCTCGCCCCGCTGATCACGCTCAACTACGGCCCGGACGCCGCCTACCCGAAGTTCACGTCAGGCCCGCTGACCGACGACTCCGAGCAGTCGCTGGTGACCCTGTTCCAGGCACTGGCCGTCGCGCCGTCGCTGCGGATTCCGGACGGCATCCTGGACCTGATCACGGAACGGCTCGCGTCGGTGCTGAACCTGGACCCGGACCAGGTCGCGGAAATCGTCGAGCAGGGCGCGAAGGACCGCGAGGCTCAGGCCGTGGCGCAGGCACCGCCGGGAATGCCACCGCAGGCAGCAGCGGGGATCGGGCGTCTCGCCGGGGCTGCGGACGCGGCGACGAAGGTGGCCCAGAAGGCGGTCGCTCAGGCCGCCGGCCAGCCGCTGCCGGAGGATCTGAACGCGCCCTACTCGCCAGCGCCGGCGACGACCGGCGTCAGCCCGGCGAAGTAGCCCGTGGCTGCCCAGCAGGCACCACCCCGGCAGCCTCCGCCGCGAAAGCCCGCACCGCCTCAGCCACCCCCGCCGAAGGTTCCCGCTCTCGCCGCGCAGGTCATCACCGCTCTGGCGTCCGCGTACACCACAGCGTCCCTGACCGCTGCTCTCGCCGGGCCGTTCGCCGCTATCGGGGTCAGCGTCCTGGCGCTGCGCCTCGCCGCCGGCGTGGTCATGTCGTGGCCCGCGGACGTGCTGGAAGGCACCGGGCCGGCGGCACGGCACATGGTCCGCGCCAATCTTGTCCGCCGTGCCCAGTTCCTGATCGCGGCGGCGGGGCGTATCCAGCAGGCGGTCACGGCGGCACGGTCAGCGGGCGAGGCGGTCACGGTCGCTGCGGAGACAGCGGCACGGGCGGAACTGCGGTACCTCGCGCTGCATGTGCAGGCCAGCCAGAAGCGCATCGCCGCGGCGTCAGCAGTGGACGGGGCGGCAGCGGAGTACGGGCCGCTTCTCGGGTGGAGTTCGGTGCTGGATGACCGGACCACGGCAGAATGCCGGGCTGCGGCGGGCAAGAACTTCGCCGCTGACCACCCGCCGCGCATAGGGCTCCCTGGTGCCGTTCACCCGGCGTGCAGGTGCTGGCCCTCGGCGCCCCACCCCGGCGCGGCAGTCCTTCGTTAACGGCAGCCCGGAAAAGGAGTGCCCGCAGTGAAACCGACCATCGGCCGCATCGTTCACTATGTCAGCTACGGCACGCCGGCCGGCGAGTACGGCAAGGAGTGCCGGGCTGCGATCATCACCGAAGTTGACCAAGCCGTGGAGAATCCGCAGACGATTGGGCTGGCGGTGCTGAACCCGGCCGGGATGTTCTTCAACCGCACCGTCCCGCACAACGAGAACGCCGCTGAGCGCCCGGGCGGCACCTGGCACTGGCCGGAGCGCGCCGAGAACTGAAGCGGGTGAGCAGTGGCACCCTCGGGCTACTCGCTGAGCCCGCGCTCGGGCATGATCTCCCTGGACCTGCCGAAGGGCACCATCAAGCCGGTTCCCGGCGGTGTCGACGATCACCACGTCACGGTCGTGTACCTCGGCCCCGACGTGGACGACAAGGCGTTCGCGAAGGCGTGCCTGCGTGCCCGGAAGGCTGCCGCCGGAGCGGATGGCCCCCTGTCCGGGACGGTCGGCGGCGTCGGCTCGTTCCCGCCATCGGACGGCAGCGACGGCAAGGTCCCGGCGTTCGCGAAGGTGAAACTGCCCGGCGCGAAAGCGCTGCGGTCGGGGCTCGAAGACCTGTCGGCCAGCGAGCACAAGACGTGGAAGCCGCACGTCACCCTCGCGTACGCCGATGACGCTGAACACCTGCCCGCAGCCGTGCCGCCAACCCCGGTGACGTTCACCCACCTGTCGGTGCACCGCGGAAACCAGGTTGCGCGGTTCCCGCTCGGCGGCAAGACGGCAGACCACGCGGGCGCCGGCCCGGCGCTTGAGCTGAGCGCGCAGACCGCCCGGCTTGCCGTCACGCCGTCGCCGCTCGGCCGTCCCGGCGGACCCGGCCTGTGGCTCAAAGGGTGGAAGCTGCCCGACTACATCGAGAACGTGGCACGGGGCATCATGCAGGGCGGCGAGGCGGACAAGAGCCGCGCCATCGCCACCGCGATCGCCGCCGTGAAGCGCTGGGCATCCGGCGGCGGGAAGGTCACCCCGGAGGTCCGCGCCGCCGCCGCTAAGGCCGTGGCCGAGTGGTCGGCGCTCAAGGCCGCGGCACCGGGCACGAAAAGCCACGCTCACGCCAGCACTGCGGAGGCGGTCGAGTTGTCGTTCAGCGCCGCCGCCCATCCCCGTGTCGCGGCCGGGAACGCCACCGGAGGCCAGTTCACCGCAGGCGGAGCGCAGCCACCCGCGAAGGGCAAGACCAAAGCGGCGCCGAAAGCGAAGACCTCCGGTTCCGCTGCGAAGACCGCGCGGGCGAGGCGTGCCGAACTGCGCCAGCAGGCCAGCGACGACCGGGCGAAAGCAGCAGCGCTGAACGCCCAGGTCAGAGCGCTGGACAAGGCTATCGCCGCGAAAGTCAAAGCCGCCGCGGCGGCTAAGAAGGCCGCGGCGGCGGCAAAAGCGAGCGCGAGCACGCCGCAGACCGCCGCCCAGGCCGCGGCAGCAGCGAAAGCAGCAGCGACGGCGAGCACGACCGCGAAGACCACGGCCAAGAAGACAGCCACCGTGAAGCAGTTGCGTGACCGGCGAGCGTCCCTGCGCGCACGGGCCCAGTCGCTGCTGTCGCAGGCACGCTCACTCGACCAGCAGGCCGCGGCGATCACGCTGGCAGGGGACACGGCGTTCCTTGACCTGGCGTTCGCGGAGGCCCTGGCCGAGCGTGTGCCCGCTGGCAAGCCCGACGGCGGCCGGTTCGCTCACCCGCTGCCGGTGCTGACCAGCCACGACACCCCGGCGCAGGCCGCGAAGGCCATCAACGCGATGGAAGCCGCGCAGCGTGCGGCGGTGCAGTCGTCCGCGATGCCGCCACCGGGCTTTGAGTGGCACGGTGACCGGCTCAGGCAGACGTCGTGACCGCGAAGGCCCAGCGCCGCGCAGCGGCCCGCAGGAAGACCGCCAGGAGGCATGTGGACATGGCCGCGAAGACCCCCGCGCCGCAGCGCGCCGCAGGCCGCAGGAAACTGGCCGCGCAGGGAAACGCCCTGAAGGATGGCAGCTTCCCGATTCCGGACGTCCCGTACCTGAAAAAGGCGATCCGCTCCGTGGGCCGCGCCCCGGCGTCCAAGCGCCCCGCGCTCAAAGCGCTGATCCGCAAGCGGGCGGCCGAACTCAAGGCCACGAACGCCCCCGGCGTCAAGGGCACATGGCCGTTCCAGGCCGCGAACGACACGGAGGCGATCGACTTGGCCACCACGACCAAGCGCATGCCGCAGGTGCGCGGCGCGGCCGACGTCCAGATGCGCAGGACCGGCCCCGGCGCCATCTCGGTGATGCACAAGTCCACCGGCATGAAGGTCGGCGCGGTCACCGCGGCGGGCAAAGGCTGGCAGGGCGTCCACGCGGACGGGACGAAAACCCCGGCGTCGGGCAGCCAGCAGGGCGCGCTCGCCGGGCTGATCGCCTACCACAACCAGCAGGCCCGCAAGTTCCCGCCGGCGAACCAGGGCGGCACGGCTTCCTACGCGAACGACGGGAAGTCCGTGGACCTCGCGGGCGCGCTGCCGCACTCCACTCCTGCGGTGACGTCGGGTGACGGGCCGAAGGTGACCACCATGGGCGGCGCGGGAAAGGCCGGCGCGTCCGGCATGCCTGCCGAGGTGGCGCTGGTGTACAAGAAGCTGATCAAGAAGGGGCTGTCACCGAAAGCGGCGATGGCGATGGCGCGGAGAGCGGCGGCGATGCACGCGAAAGCTACGGCTAAGGCTGCGTGAACCGGGCAGACGCTTTCGCCTGGTCGCTGGCCAGAGCCTCGAACACGTCCTCGCCGGACGGCTGCCGCTTGACCGACCCGATCAGCACCGTGCGGCCGAACATCGCCACGTCGGAGAACCGGTAGAGCACCGGCTCTGGCCACGGAGCCATCACATCTTCCGGCGCCGGCTGGCACATCATCCCGTTCATGCGGGTGCTCGCCGGGACCGGGAGGTCCGTGCGGCCCTTGAGCGGCCCGTCGATGAACACCGGCAGGGCGCTCACCGGATCACGTCGCCCTGAATCAGGGCTGGCGCGTGCTCGACCTGCACCCGCATCTCCGCCGCCGCACGCTCAGCCGAACCCTGGTCGGCGAACGGGATCCTGATCCGCAGCCCCAGATCTCTGGCTATCTCCTCGCCGCCGTACGGGTGATCGAACCCGAGGGTGAGATACCAGCCGCTCACGTCTGGCCGGACGGACCCACGGTGTAGCCCTCCGCGAGGTCTGCCACGAGCCGCATCTCACTGGCGAGGAAACGCAGCGCGTCTGGCGTGCGCTCAGGCGCGACCCTGGCTCCGGTTGCCGCTGCACTGACGGCCTCATTGTCAAGCTGGTCAGCCCGGTGCCGCAGGGCGCTGATGATCTGTGCACTCATGCCCCGCATCCTCTCACCCGCAGACCGGAGGCGATGCGCCCCCATGCCGACCACCATGCTGACCCCGGTTGACCGCGGTGATGCCCGGCCGTCCGGCGCGTCCCGGCTGTGGCGCAAACAGTTGCTGCCGGTCGGGACCATCGACTACAAGGGCCGCAAGATCGAGTTCTCCCGCGAGTACCTCGCCGGGATCGTCAAGGCGTTCGCCGAGAAGGCATACGACCAGGTCCCGTTCCAGCTCGCCCCGCAAGGCAACGAGCACACCAACGACCCCGAGAGGTTCCGCGGCGAGATCCGCAGCCTGGAGTTGACCGGCGAGGGACTGGACCTGATCCTCGCGGCCACCGAGGACGGCGACAGGGTGCTGCGCGAGAACCCGGCGCTCGGCGTCTCGGCACGCATCTCGGAGGACTACCAGCGCTCTGACGGCCGGTTCTTCCCCGCCGCAATCCAGCACGTCCTCGGCACCCTCGACCCGCGCATCCCCGGCATGCGCCCGTGGGAAGCCGTGGAGGCGGCCAACGAGCCCGGCGAGGTCATCGACCTCACGGACGCCGAGTACGTCTCAGACGCCCCTGAGCAGCCCGCACAGCAACCACCAGCCGACCCCGGCACTCCCGCTACGGAGGAACCACGCATGGCACTCACCGCCGACCAGGAGACCCGGCTGGGCAAGCTGCTCGACCTCCCCGACGACCAGTTCGACGCGCTGCTCGCACCCGCGCCGGAGGAGGAGCAGCTCACCGACGAGGAACTCGAAGCGCTGCTCGCGGACCTGCCCGAAGACGAAGGCGACGGCGAGGACGAGACCACCGGGACGGAGCCGGAAGACGCCGAGGGCGAGAGGGTTCCCGCCGGCGCGTCGCTCTCGCAGGAAGCTCAGGCCGCGATCAACCTGGCCAACTCCCGCGCCGAGGAGACCAGCCTCGAACTGGCCCGCGTCACGTCCGCGCTGAACAAGGCCGCGTACGAGAAGGAACGCGACCACCTCGCCCGCACGTTCGGCATCCCGCCGCGCATCACCGACCTGGCCCGCAGCGTCCTGGAGGGCGAAGGCCACGTCGTGGACCTCGCCAACGGCGCCAGCGCCGACGCGGGAGCGATCGTGCGGAAGGTCCTGACCGAGTTCGGGAAAACCGTGAAGGCGCTCGACCTGTCGGGCGAGCTGGGGACGCCGCTGGACTTCTCCGCCGAGGCCGAGAAGGCAGCCGAGGAGCAGGCGACCACCGCGCGTCGCGAACTCGTCGGTGCCGTCCGCAAGATGACCGGCATCTGAGCTACCCGGAACTGACCACGCCGCCGTGACCCGGCGGTTTTTTCATGCCCGGAACCGGGCCGAGAGGAACACGCAATGAGCGGCAGTCTCCCGCATCTCCGGCACGGGCCGGACAACTACCAGGTGTCGGCCGCCGTCGCCGGCGGAACGCTCGTGGTGGCCGACGCCAGCCCCGCCACCACGGTCTCAACGGCAGGCGCCGGGGCCGTCAACGTGCTCGGCGTGGCCGGGAACGACGCGGCACCGATCCCGAACCAGGCCAGCGGCACCGACTCGCTCGCCGGCGGCGCGCCGCTGCTGGACATCAGCGTGGTTCCCGATTACGCGGCCATCTACCACGGCAACGACATGCACGTCACCTACGCCGCCAACGCCACGTTCGGGGAACTGCTGAAGTCCGCGGCGTCCGGCCAGGTCACGCCGTGGGTCAGCGGCACCGACACCAACCCGGCCACGATCATCGGCCGGTGCACGCAGCCCGGCGGCGTCACCACCGCCCCCGTCATCGGCCGCGCGCGGATCTTCGGCTGAGGCCGGACAAGGAAACGAGGAGATAAACCGTGCCCACTCCGGCCTATACGTCGCTCGACGGCCCGCGGATTACCGTCGATGCGCTCCTGAAGGACCCGCTGGTCATCCCGGAGCTCATCCTGGACATGACCCAGAACGAGTTCATCGTCGACGCCGTCCTTCGGGCCGGCGGCATCACCCAGTCCGGTGCCGTGCGCTACGCCGAGTCCACGCCGCTGTACGCCGACGACACCCCGGAGATCCGCGCCGAGTTCGGCGAGGTCCCGGTCGTGCCCACGTCGGTCGGCATTCCCCGCGTCGTGTTCACCCACGAGCGGGCCATGGCGGTCATGGTGTCCGACGAGATGCGCAGGCGGCAGCTCATCGACCCGGTGACGCGGCAGCTCCAGCAGGTCAAGAACACGATGGTGTGGAGTTGGAATAACGCTTTTTACTCCGCGATCGTCGCCAATGCGGGCATTCAGACGCTGGCCGTGTCCAACCCGTGGGCGTCAAGCAACGCCACGATCCGGGCAGATATCGCAAATGCGGTATACCTGATCGAAAATGCCAGCATCAACAGCCCGATCTCTGGACTCGCGCAGTACCTCGGGTTCGATGCCGACACCATGATCATCAACCACGGCACCAAGAACACCCTGCTGCAGTCGTCCTCGTTCGCTGCCCCGTACATAGGGGACATAGCGAGTGAAAATCTACAGTATACCGGAATCCTCCCGAACCGGATCTTCAATCTTGACGTTCTGGTCAGCAGGCAGGTGCCGGCCGGAAATGCCATAGTCATGCAAAGGCAGCGTTCGGGATTTATTGCCGATGAGTTGCCATTTCAGGCAGGTCCGCTCTACCGCGAAGAGCCCAGGAAGTCCTGGAGGTCGGACACCCAGAGGGCCAGTGCCATTGGGCTTGACCAGCCCTTGGCGATCACCCTGATCAGCGGGGTGTAGTAAACGGACGCACCGGGCAGACGGGGGGAGCCGTGCGGCGAGAGGCCAATGATGGGCCGAATCCGCTAGACTGTTCGATGTAAGGACCCCCGCCACCTGGACTCTCCAGAACAGGGGACGGGGGTCGTGGCCACACCGATGTAGGCGGTGCACCACCCATGCAGGATACGCCTGTCACGAAGAAGCGCGACTACTCAGGCCGGATCTACGGGCAGCGTCAGTGCATAGACTGCCCGGCGCTCTTCGTCGCGAATAGCAGCGGGCAGAAGCGCTGCGCAGAATGCCAGGCTGCTCATAACCGCAAGCTTGCGCGCGAGCGTGAGGCGCGCAAGCGCAAGGCTCAGTACAAGCCGAGGTACTGCTTAGACTGCGGCACTGAACTACCGCCACCAAGCGGATCAGCGAGGCCAAGGGTTCGCTGCGTCCCCTGCGCCGCCATACATCGGACTGCAGATAGCCGCGCCCGGAACAAGGCGAGCACTGAGAGTGGCGCCCGCCGAGTATACGACGAGCGGTACCGGGCCAGCAGCGGCGATGCGATCCGGGAGAGCAGCCGGAAGTACAGGCTCGCTCACCCTGAGACGGATCAGGCAGCCATCCACCGTCGGCGTCAGCGGCGCGAAGTGGGCATGGACGAGCTTGACCGCGCCTTGTCTGCGTCCTACCGAGTCGCCATCCGCACCGATCCGTGCTTCTACTGCGGTGCTCCTCCGTCAGCAACGGACGAGACGGACCACTTCTTTCCGCTGAGCAAGGGCGGAACTGATCATTTTCACAACCTGGTCCGTTCATGCCGGAAATGCAATCGGGGAGCGCGCGGCAAGGGAACCATGTGCGGGACGGCCTTCATGCTCCGCACGGGTTACTGGAATGCACCGGTAATGGCACGCGCCGCTGAGGTATCCGTGCCAGCGCAGCGTCCTGCCGTGCAGGCGGCACTGTTCTGACCTCACCCGTCCTCCTCGGGCGGGTCACCTACCTGTCCGAGGAGGACACCACCATGCCCGTAGCGGCCAAGCAGGGCTCAGACTGGATCGCAGTCACGGCGCTAAGCATTCCCCAGCGGTCCCGCGATCCCAAAGGCGAGCCGAGGGCAAACATCGTCCACCGCGGCGAACTCGTCACGCTCACTGACGAGGTGGCGGCGACGTTCCTGCCGCCGCACAAGCCGGTGCCCTGCATCCGCAAGGCATCCCAGGGCACCGACCCCGGCCCGCGCATCACCGCCCGGCAACTGTTCGGCCACCGTCCCGGCGCGTCCCAGTTCGGTGCCCGCGAGGATCCGCCCGAGGCATCAAAGGTCACGGTGAACGAGGACATCCCCGACCCCGCGGACCCGCGCAACGCACCGGAAGCCAACGACCCGCAGGTCGATCTGAGCATCGACCCGGACGCCGCGAAGGACCGGTAGGCAGGTGGGTGCCTTCCGTCGCTGGTGCCAGCAGCGCAGGCGCGAGGCCGATAACCGCGGCGCCATCCGCCGCGGGCGTGGCCTGGTCTCGATGGACGTACCGCCTCCGGTGCCCGCGCTCGGGCCGATCGAGCTGGCTGAGGGATGCGCTGACTACGCCGACTAGGAGGCGCCATGCCTGCCATGTACTGCCTGCCCAGCGACGTCCGTGAGGCTGTGGGCGGCACCGACGCGGGCACGGGCACATGCGCCCAGCTCGACGACGGGGCGCTGAACGCGGCGATAGCGCAGGCCAGCACGAAGGTGTCGTCGTACTGCGGCACGTCGTGGGTGGTGGACGCGAATAACCCCGTGGTGACAGTTCCCGACCTGGTGACTCAGCTCACCATCGCCCTGGCGGTGTTCTACGCCACGCTGACATACCGCAAGGGCAAGGACCTGGCGGCGTTCGACCCGATCTACCTGCGCTACCAGGACGCGACCAGGACGCTGGCGGACATCGCCTCTGGGCTGATCGAGGTCGCGCCGACAGCGCCGCTGGATCCGGTCGACAAGCCAGGGCAGGTGTTCCAAACGGTGCCGAAAACGTTCGATCATGCCGATAGCGGTACGAGGATCGGGCTGGACGGGCGCGTGGAGGCTGACACCGGCTGGCGGTCGCTCACGGCAGGGTGGTACTAGTGGCCGGCACGTTCGGCGAGCGCCTGGACGTCCTTCAGGAGATGGTGGGGGCAGGTGATCTGACTGGCAGCGTGACTGTGGACCAAATCTACGCACGCTACCAGTTACCGCTCAGCACGAGGGCCTAGATTTCCGCCATCCGCGCGGCGGCCAGGCGCTTTACCTCCAGCAGCCTCTCTACGACAACCGCGACCGGTACCTCGAGGAATACGCCCGCACCGTGCTCGCGGACGGCGGCCAGCAGTCGGTCATAGACAGCATGGAAGACCTCGCCGAAGACGGCGGCGTGGCCACTCACGCGCCGGTTCTGTACTCGAACCTGCGCGCGTCAGGCCACCCGATCGTGACCGATGACGGCACCGTCATCTACGGCCGGCCGCCGCGCCAGCACCGCCTCACCGAGGAAGAACTCAAGGCGATCTACCGCGAGCACAACCCCGTGCCGTCCAAGTACACCGAGAAGCAACTGCGCTTCCTCTGGTCGCGGGGGGTCTAGTCGCTGGAGTGCTCAGAGCCCGGTGATGACAGTAAGTGACCCCGGCTTGCGGAGATTCTCCTCCAGTAAGTCCCGGCTCATCCTGGCGAGCCCGGCGGCCTTTCCGTAGTCGTGGCCGTACCCGGCCTGCAGTTTGGCGCGGCAGTCGATCTCCCAGGAGTCCATGCCAGTGGCCAGTTCGTCCCGCTGCTCATCCGTCATGACCTAACGGTAGCCGCCAGGGAGGGCCGCATGCTGCCCACCAAGGCCGTTCTGGCATGGCTGGCCGGCCTCGGCTGGGACACCCGGCAGGAACGCGGCGCACCGCTCGTGAAGGGACCGTACGTACCTAAGTCACCTGACCGGCTGGTGATCGTAACTCCCACGCCGGGGGCTGGCTACGTGTGGGACGGCGCGGCCGACGCGTCGGCGTTCCAGACCCGCGTCCGCGGCGGCCAGAACGACCAGGACGACGCGGAAGAACTCGCGCTCGCGCTGGACAGGCTCATCCTCAATGCGTCTTTCCCGGTCCTGCTGCCGTCTGGGCAGGTCATCTCCCACATCCACCGGGCGGCGGGTGCCCCCGCACCGCTGGCCAGCGATCCCGATGACGCCGAACGCTACGAGTACATCTGCAGCTACCTGTGCATCGCCAGTACCTAAAGGAGCTAAGACCGATATGGGCTACGAGACCGACACGTACACACTCGCTCCGGCCAGCGCGGCGATGACCTCGGGCACCTGGTACTTCCCCGCCACCGCCGCCTACTATTTCGGCGGCTCCGACTTCACCAAGGGCGTCATCCGCCTGACCACGACCGCTACGGGCGCGGGGACCGCTATCGCCGTGGGCCTGCAGTCGAGCCCGGACGGCGGCACCACGTGGTTCCCCGACGCGGCGGGAATGGCGGACGCGGCGGCGTACGAGTCGCAGACCGTGACGGTCCCCACCACCACGGCGCACTGGGAGTTCACGTTCAGCGCGTTCCCCGGCAACCTGTTCCGCCTCGGCGTGCTGGTCACGGGCGGATCGGCCCCGGTGCTGGTCGCGGCGTCGGGCGACTTCGAGAAGGAGATCCCGGACAACACCTGAGGTCCGGCCCCGTCTAGCTCCCAGCACCAGAAAGGCGGCCCGGCGTGACCTACCTCGCGCTTTCCCCCGTCCAGTTCCCCGGCGTCGCCGGCGCCGTCTTCGCCCCGACAGGAACAGTCTCCGTCCCGGTCGGCACCACCGGCCTGTCGTTCCCCTCCAACGGCCTCATGGCCCTGTACCTGTGGACCGGGAACGCCACCACCCTCACCGTCACGTCGGTGATCGGCAAGGAAACCGAGGGCATCGCGCCTGCCGAGTCGCCTGTGGGGCCGCTGACGACGGCTACCGGGTACTGGTTCGGGAACTGGTCCGCGTCGGACTTCCTGTCCCTGGACGGTACCGGGAACATGTACCTCACTTTCGGCGGGACGATCGGCACGACGACGGCCTGCACCCTGTACCAGATGGCACCCAAGCCTTAAGGGGAGACCGCATGCCGACCACCGAGCCCGCGCAGCCTGAGGCCAAGGACGCGCCAGCGGGACCGCCGCTGAAGTGGGACATGCCCCGCGACGAGAAGCCGCCCGCGGCAACTCCGGCGCCGCAGGCGGCTCCCGCGCCGGGTGCCACCGTGACCCTGGCCACCATCCGCCCGGTCGTCAGGTTCGACGCCGGGGGCGGCCTGGTCATCACCGCGGACGGCACCGAGTGCGACGCGGACGCAGCCAAGCGCGCGTATGAGGCGGCGCAGCGTTCCCGGATCACGCTCCGGGAGATCTAGCCCCGGCGTAACGCCCCCCTTTTTCCTTCGAGCCCGACCGGTCACCGGCCGGGCTTTTCTTTGCCCGCACTTAGGAGGCACCCATGTCCGGAGCGCCGCTCGTCTACAGCGCGCCCGCGTACAACACCCAGAACGTGCTGTGGGGCGTCGGGCTGCTGCTCACCGCCGAGGTCGGCACGGCGCTGCCGTCGGACCAGAACCTGGGCGTGGGCTCGGCGTGGCTCGGTGGCGGGTGGGACTATGTCGGCGCCACCGACTCGGGTGTGAGCGTGAACTGGACGCCGAAGACGGTGGACATCAACATCGAGGAGCAGCCGACCCCGGTCGCCGTGATCGTGGACACGGCGGACCTGAACATCACCACAAACCTGAACGAAGAGACGCTAGAGGGCATAAACCTCGCGTTCGGCGGCGCGGGCACGATCGCCGTGACCGCGCCCGGTGCAGGACAGCCGGGCAAGAGCACGCTTTCGCTCTCCACGAACTTCCCGTACCTCGCGGCTGCGGTGGTCGGCAAGAACCAGCAGGGTTACGCCCGCGTCCTTTCTGTCCCGGAAGTCATGTCGGCTGCGACCGTCAAAATTGACTACCGGCGCGCGGCGAGCGCTCGTATGTACAGTTTGCAACTAAATGCGACGTGTGCGTTCGAAAGCATCACTTGGGACGATTTGACCGCAATTGCAACGAGCTAGTCCGGCGCGTTCTCTGCGCTTAATGGCCATCGGGCCGATAGAATAATCGCATTAGGCCCCGGCACCTGCTACTT